TGATTAAACTCCCATCTAAAAGTTAAATGTGTTAAATTTATATTATTTGATAAATCTATTTCTTGATTAAACTCCCATCCAAAAGTTAAATGTGTTAAATTTATATTATTTGATAAATCTATTTCTGTATTAAAACGATCTCTAAAAGTTAAATGTGTTAAATTTATATTATTTGTTAAATCAATTTCTATATCAAAAATAAATTTTTATATATTAAATAGTGTATCTATATAATTTTTATCATAAAAACCAATTTTAGTTGTTCTATCCCAATTACTATAATTAATTATTAATTCATCATCATTAACAATAATACTTAATGAATACTCTATCTTTTCATTTTCAAAATTAAAAGGTGATGTATATTTAATAAGATTAAAATTTTCATCAAATACAACTAATAAATGATAATAATTTCTTGGAGAACCATAATAAACATTATGAACTATAAACCATAATTCTTTTTTATTTGTTTCATTATTAAAATATTCATATGAATTGCTTGAACCTCTAATGTCTTTAAATATCCAAGGCATTTTAATTTCTTTTTTTATTGAAATTTCATTATCTTTAATACTACAAATAGTTAATGGAAACCATTTATATATAATACATAATTCATTATCATAATTTGTATAAATCCAATTTTTTTCATATAATTCATTATTAAAAGTAGTTTTCATATATTCAAAATTTAATTTATCTAATTTAATATCATAATTTCCTGAAACAATTTTTATATTTAATTTATCATTTTTTTTATTAGCTTTAACACCATTAAATAATATTTTATCATTATCATTATAAATTCTTACATCTTCTATTCCTTTATATAATTGTTTTTCATTTTTAAATTTAAATGTTTTGCGATTTAAGATATTAAAATTATTATTTAATTCAACATACTCATTTAATGATATAATATGTTTATCACAATTTGAATATGAACCATCTTTATTAATATAATAATTTACATATCTTATATTCATAATATATCCATTTTTATTAATATTATTAATTAAACAACTTGATGATGAATTAAATTTAATTTTTTCATCATTAACATCAATTACTTTATTATTTGATAAATCAATAACTTTTTTTTGTTTAAGTTTTAAATCATAAAATTGTATATTTTGTAATAAACTATTACGAATATTATGATTAAGTGTATTATTTAATACTTTTATTATTTCATTATCTACTTTAAAAACTTTATTATAAAAAGCAAATATTGTATATTCATAAAATAATTTATATGTATAAACATTATTATGAAGAAATAGGTAATTATCACGATTAATATTATTCTCTAAATTTTCTTTTATACTATTATAAAATAAATTACATAAAATATAATTTTTTTTATATCTTTGATACATAATTATTTCATACATAGCTTCTAATCTTTCTGGATAATAATTATAAGCATCTAACCAATAAGTCATTGCATTATTCATTTTATCCATTTTTTTATAACAATTCCCTATTTCATAATAGCTATACCAAACTTCTTCTTTCCAACCTTTAAAGTTAATTCTTTTTCTATAATATTTTATAGCATTCTCATTATCACCATAATCTCTATAACTATTTGCTAAATAAAAATAATATCTATGATTATTCGGTTCATCTTTTATTCCTTTTAATAATAAATCAATATCTCTTTTAAATTTATTTTGTTTTGAACCACCATCACCAATATCGTTTATAAATAATTGTTCTTTACTTAATGATAATGTTTTTTTATTATTATTTGTATCAAGATACTCGTGAGTAACACCATAATATTTAAAATCTTGATTATTTTTTATTATTCTTATGTTTTTATAATAAAAATCATTTGAACCTTGAAGAATATAAATTATATCATTATCAATTAAAATATTCTTATCAAAATTTTTAATATTTAATATCATATCAGCATCTAATAATAAAATATAATCACTCATACCATAACAAGCATTCAATGAATGATTTCTATTATAACAAAAATTTTTAAAAGGTTCTTCTATAATTTTTCCATCTATTTTATTTTTATTAAAAAATTCTTTAATAATTTGAATAGTATTATCTGTTGAACCAGTATCACAAATACAATATGTATCAATAATTGGTAAAACATTTTTTAATAATCTTTTAATAATTTTACTTTCATTTTTAACTATCATATTTAAACATATTGAATTATTCATTATGTAATTTAAAAATATTTATTTTTTTTAAATTAAACATATTTTAATATTAAAATATATGAATTATAATTTTTCTTGTGATTTTGGAACATCAAATACTGTAATATCGTATTTAAATAATTCTTCTAATATTGAATATATTAATGATGAAATTACTGGTGATATTTTAATTCCTTCAACTATATATTTTTTAAATGATGAAATAAATGAAGATTTACAATATGCAGATTTAGAATTTAATAAACATTATATGATTGGAAATTCAGCAAAAGAAAATTATAATATGTTTAAAAATGGAGAAGCTTATTTTTTTCAGTTTAAAAGATTTTTAGGAATGTATTTAAATTCACCTAATTATGATATTGATTTTATTAAAAAATATAATGTTAAGTATAATATTGATGATACATTAATATATTTTTACATACCTACAAATAATGAAGATAAATATATAAAAATATCAATAATAGAATTAACAACACTTTATCTAAAAGCATTAAATAATTTAATTAAATCATCATTAAATATTAATGAAATGATTAAAATTTATATTTCAACACCTGCTTATTTTAATGATTTACAAAAAAATCAACTTAAAACAGCTTTTAAAAATTCAAATTTTAATGTATTAAAAATATATAATGAACCAACTTCTGCATCAATTTATTATATAACTAAATATTATGAAAATTTAAATGAAAATTCAAAATTTATAATATTTGATTTAGGATGTGGAACATTAGATATAACAACCGTTAAATATTATTATGATGAAAAATTAATAGAAATCATTGATGTTTATGGAGATAATTGTTTAGGGTCGGTTGATATAGATCATATTATAGTTAATGATATTTATTTAAGATATAATATTGATGTTAATAATAAAAAATGGGCAAAACGAATTCTTAAATATGCTGAAGAAATAAAAATAAAATTATCATTTGCAAATAATTATAAAATAATATTGGAAAATGTTCCAATAAATCATAATGGAAAAATAATAGAAAAAGAATTTATGGAAATCTCATATAATATTTCATATTTAAATAATTTATTATCTGAAATAACTGATAAAATAATATTACCATTAAAAGAAATAAATAATAAAGAAGACAATATTAAAGATATTATTTTTGTTGGTGGAGGTTCATTATTACCTCTTTTAAGAAATAAAGCTCAAACAATATTTAATATAAATAATACTTTTTTAAATGATAGTGTATTATTTAAATCAATTGTAGCAAATGGTTCTTGCATAATGAATAAAATATTACAAAATAAAGAAGATTTATGTATGATTGATATAACACCGATGGATATTGGATTGATGAGTTCTAATAATAATATAATAAATATTATACCAAAAAATTCAAAAATACCAACTAAAAAAGAATATATATTTACAACATCTTATGATGGTCAAAAAACAATTACATTTGAAATTTGTGAAATGACAAATATTGCTTATTCATATTATATAACTGGAATACCCGCTTTAAAAAAAGGGTCAATATTAATAAAAATAATGTTTAAAATTGATAATAATGGCTTATTAAACATTAATATTAATGGAATTACTAATGGTGAAAACTTAGAAATGTCAAAAAGAGATTTTAATTTAAAAAAAGATATTAAATTAATACCAAAATATAAAATGAAAGAAATATTAAAAAAAATTTATAAAACACAAAATATAAATAAAAAATAATTATATAGATATTATAATTATAATGGAAGAAAAATTACAAATAATTACAAATGATATAATGAATATTTTTTCTAAAAATGATGAAACAGTTTCAAAAAGCGAATGTAATGAATTATTAGATATAATATTTGAAGGTTTATTTAATAAAAAATTAAAAAAATCTAATTTTGAAGAAATATTTAATACTTTATCAACAAATAATGAAAAATTTTTAACTAAACAAGAATTAGAACCAATAATAAATTCTTTTATGGTTTCATTTGATGTTAATTATATTTCAAATTCAGAAAATTTTAAATCACAAGATAATATAATTTGTATTAAAATGAAAAATTCATTGCCAATTAATTATTATTTAAAAAAAATGGACGATTAACAAATTTTTTTATTAAATCATTTATTTGTATATATTACAAAATAATAATTATCAATTAAATCATCATTTAAAATAATTTCACTTCTATTTATTAGTGATATTATTATGAATTATTTCTAATAATCATTTTTTATATAATTTTTTAAATTAATTATTATTTAAATATTGAGTGTAAAAATAAATAATTAAATATATATAATTAAATATATATAAATTATATAAAAAATAATTATTAAAAATTTTGATACAGTTTTTAAAGAACAAAAAAAAATAAATGTTTCTAAAGAATATATTGTTAAAAATGTTTTTGATTTAAGAAATATTAAAAATGATATTCATTATATTAGAACAATAAAAATACAACCATATTCAAAAACAAATGAAATTAATAAATTAATGCAAAATAATTTTATAAATATCACTATTGGAGGGTATAATAATATTTTTAATAATAATGAATTATTGTCTATTTTAGCATCTCCAAAAATGATTGATGAATTAACTGGAATTAAATATGAAAAGATATTAGAAGATTATAATGATTATTTAATTGGTGGTTATTATACAAAAAAATTAGAAATATGTTATATTGAAAATAAAGATAATTTATATAGTCTTAAATTTACAATTCCAAGAGATGGTGATTTAATTTATAAGATTAAGATAAGCAATAAATTATCTAAATTTGATAATATAAATGATAATATTAATATTAAAATTAATTCATATGAAAAAAATACAAATATTAATAAATTAAATGATGAAATTGAATTAAATAATTTAATCAAATTTGATCCTTATAAACCAATTAATTTAACTATCACTCTTGATAAATATTATTTAGAATATTTGTATGATTTATATTTAGATATTGGATATTGTTATTGTAATAATCCTTTAAGAAGAGAAGTTTTAACAACAGATATGGAATTAAAATTAGAATAAATTACTATTTTTTTAATTATATTTTATATATAATAGTTATATGAAAATTCATTTTTGGACTTTAACTGGTAGAAGAAAAACTAATCAAGACACACACACTATATTTAATAATATAAATGGTAATGATAAAAGTAAAAATGATATAATTATTTTAGGTTGTTATGATGGTCACGGAGAAGAAATTGAAGGAAAAGGTGATTGTATATCAAAATTTTTATCCAATAATATTCCAGAGATATATGGAAATTTAAAATACAAATATCCATTTAATGATAATTTTCACATTAAAGTATTTGAAATATTACAAAGAAAATGTTTAGAAAATAAAGAAGCTTATAGAAGTGGTTCAACTTGTGTAATAAGTATAATATATAAATATGATGGAAAATTAATTATGGAAGTTATTAATTTAGGTGATTCAAGATGTGGTTTAATGTATAAAAATAATAATTTTTTACAAATAACAGAAGACCATTCTCCAGATAATCCAAAAGAAAAACAAAGAATAGAGAGTATGGGAGGCAAAATAATAAAAGATAGTTATGGAATAAGTAGAATAAATGGATTAAGTGTATCTTGTGGAATTGGAGATTCTGAAATTAATTATATATCACACAAACCAGATATATTCAGAAAAATAATAACCAATAACATTAAATATATAATATTAAATTGTGATGGATTAGTAGAAAGTTTAACAAATGAAGATATAGTTAAATATATACATAAATATAAAAAATCAAATAATGTAGCTAAAGAATTAGCATTGAAAGCATATAAAAAAGGAAGTGATGATAATATTAGTGTAATTATTTTAGAATTTTAGTTTCCATACAAACATTGTCTGGAACAATATTGACTTAATCTATTAAGCCCCATTTCAATTCCACAAAAACAACAAAGATTTGAATTTAGTAAAATTTCATCATCTAAAAAATCTAATTCATTAACTTTTTTAAAAAAGTAAGTAATTTTACTCTGGTATGTTTTTTTAGCTTTTTTTTCTTTTTTTTTATTAATTGTCATTTTTAATTATTATATGCATATAAAATTATAATTATTTCAATTTTTTATTAAATAAATTTAAGTATTTTGCACATAGCAATTCCACAGGTTTCAATTATCATACCACCATTTACATAAGCACCATATACTTTATGATCGTCATCTGCTTCTAAAACTAATAAATAAACTCTTTCTTCACTTTTATCTGTTTTACCTACAAAATCGTCATTAAAGAATGTTACTAATTTATATTTATCATAAACTGATAAATATTTTATTCCCGTTGATTTCATTTTATTATGTTGTTCTTCTGTTATTTCATCCACTAATATACTATGTCCTCCTGTAATAATTAAATCCTTAGTTAATAAATCATTTTTACTTTTATCCATAACAAAAAATTTACTCATTACATTTTTTTCACTATTAAAACATCTTTGTCTAAAAATATGTTTTACTTTTACATAACCTTCTTTATATGTTTTAACCAAAAATCCTGGTTTAATATCTTTAATATTAATATATTTTTCTTCATTATCTATATAACATAAAAAATCGGTTGTTTCATGAACACAAGCTAATCCACTATCATTAATAGTCCAATTCGTTCCTTGACTATCAGTTAAATTATTATATGCTATTTCTCCATCATCATTATAAGATAATGTTGATGCTCTCAATGTAATATTAGAGGGTGTATTTTGTAAATTATTCCATCCAATAAGCGTATCACTATAATTAGCCACACTTAAATCAGTATTATCTAACATATTACTCATATCAGTAGCACTACTTATATCCCAACTTTCTAAATTTTGATTAAAATTTGTAGCACCTTTAAATGAAGCATTAAAATTTGTAACAGTTGAAACATCAAAAGAAGAAACATCTTGATTGTAATTGGTAGCACCTTCAAACATTCGTGTTAAAGAAGAATTTAATAATAAAGTGGGTAATCCTGATGGAACAGTTCCAGTATAATTTAACAAAGAAGAACCTGCTCTTGAAAGTGATATGGAATCAAAATCATTAACAGCCATATTTGTAGAAGTAGTAATGGCATTTAAATTTAAACCATCATTTGTTGTTCCATTATCAGAGAAAATAAAATCTCTATAAACAATTGTATTTAAACCACTTACTTCAGTTGATTTTTGTAAAGTTGTAAAACTTCCATCTGTATTATTAATGGGTTCGTCACTGGATATATATTCTGATGTTGGCAAAGTGTATTGAAATAATGAACTATTAACTAATGTTCCACCAGTGAAAGACCATCCATATGTATTTATTAGTATGTTTCTATATGTTTCTCCAGTTGAATTATAATCAGCATCTGTTACAATAGTCATATTTAAAGTAGGTGTAGATTGAGAAGCCCATCCTTCTAATGATTTATTAAAATTAGTAATTGATATATTGGTTAAAACTAAAAATGAATAACTTAAACCTATTGATGATAAATTAGTCATATTTAAACTGCCAATATTTTGATTAAATAAAGAACATCCTGAAAACATTCCTTGATAAGTAATTGAACTTGATGTATTAAAATTAATAGGTTGATTAAATAAAGAACAGCCTTGAAACATATATCCAAATGTTGTAACATTATTTGTATTCGTAAAATTAACAGGTGAATTAAAATTAGAACAATCTAGAAACATATATTGACAATTAGTATTAGATGTCATATCCCAATTCATAGGATTATCACCAGAACCAGATGAAGCCCCATTATTGAAAATAGTATTTACAAACATTCTATACATAGTAGTAACAGATGACACATCCCAACTTCCAATATTTTGATTAAAATTAGTACAGTGTTGAAACATATATTTCATATTTGTCACTAATGATGTATCCCAACTTCCAATATTTTGATTAAAATTAGTACAGTGTAGAAACATTAGATCCATACTTGTAACATTAGATGTATCCCAACTTCCAATATTTTGATTAAAATTAGTACAGTATTGAAACATATAACTCATATTATTTACATTGCTCGTTTTCCAACTTTCAATATCTTGATTAAAATTCGAACATTTTTGAAACAGTTGTTGCATGGTTGTTACATTAGATGTATCCCAAGAAGTATATGTTGTTATACTATCTTCCAATGTTACACTTTCACTAATCATTGGTTGATTATATATTCCATTATTAACTAACTTATTATGAATTCCAAACATATATTCCATTGTGGTTCCTTTTTCTGTATTCCATCTTAATGGAGAGGTTGTTCCACTTGAGCTTTGACCATTATTAAAACTTTCAGTATAAGCTAATGTTCTTCTAAAAATTGTAACATTTTTTACATCCCAAGAAATAAAATTATATGTTGTTGAACCATTTGTAATTGTTACATATTTAGTTCCAATATATTGATTAAATCTTCTCTGAGATTTAAATAAATAATCCATAGTAGTTACATTTGTTGTATTCCAGTATAAAGGAATGCTTCCTGCATCACCACTTGTTATTACTTCACCATTATTAAAATTTCCATTTGATTCAATCATATGAGATATATCAGTAACATTTGAAGTATCCCAAGCTAAATAATCACTTCCATTATTTGCTATTTTTGAACTTATATTTTGATTAAATGCATAATCATTATAAAACATATAACTCATATTAGTAACTGTTGATGTATCCCAATCACCAATATATTGATTAAAATTAATTGCTCCATAAAACATTTCAAAACAAGAAGTATTTGATAATAAAGTAGGGATATTAGTACTTGTTGAAGGAAATGAACCTGTATAATTTTTAAACTGACTTTCTTGTCTTGACATAGGAATATTATCAAAATCATCTATAGTCATATTTCCTGGAGTTGTGATTGTTCCATTTAAATATAAACCATCTACTGATGAATTTCCACTATCATCAAAAACATAAGCCCATGATACTATTGTATTTGAACCACTAACACTTGTTGTTTTTGTTAAAGTTGTAAAACTTCCATCTGTATTTACAAATGGACTATCTGAAGCATTATAATCAGTTGTAGGTTATGTGTATTGAAAAGTTCCACTATAATATGACATAATATAGTATAGTAAAATAAAAAAATATTTAATAGTATAAAAATAATTTATTACTTTTTAGATTTTTTAAGTAAATTATCAAATGCTTTATCACTTTCATCTAATTTTCTCTTTAATTTCTTATTATTTTCTTTTAAATCACTATTTTCTTTAACTAAAATATCATTTCTAATTTTTTCATGTTTTAATTTATCATTATCTTTTTTAAGATTACGAATATTAGTTGAAAGAGTATTATTAGTATTATTTAAATAATTAATTTTTTCATTCAAATCATCAATCTTTTTATCTTTTACTTCACAATCATATTGTTTTCTATTAAACTTATTTTCATAAATATCAACATAAATAGTATTATTGTGATTAAAAGAAAATATTTTAAAATCATCACCTCTAATATCTTTCAAATGAAAATTTGTAATATTAATTAAATATTCAAGTATCTCTTTATCTGCATTTTGAGATAAAGCATAATGCAAAGCAGTCCAATTTAATCTTTTATTTAAAATATTATTAGCATTATTTTTATTAACTAACTCTTTTACTCTTTTAATATTATTATTACCAATAGCCTCTAAAACAGAAAAATTATTAGTTTGAGTAGTTGTTGTAAAAGTAGAAGAACCAAAGCGATACATTTTCACAATATTATTATATAATATATAAAACAATTTAATTTTCAATTTTTTTAATATCAATAATAAAAAAAAATTGAAATAAATATTTAATTAAGTGTCATATACCAAAAATCTTAGTTAAAAATGTCAAATCTCTCAAAGATGACTTATGATGATATTGAAAATAAAATTATGAAATATTTATATTCTAATCCAAATACACGATTTAATCAATATTCATTATATAATAAATTATTGGATAATATAGAAGGTAAAAATAGTTTATTTGACACAAGAGATTTTAAAAGAAAATTTATTGATATTTTAAGAAATCTTGATTGTAAATATGATGATTTAACTATTACAAAAAATAATAATAATATTACTATTATTTTAGATGAAGAAATTAATACTAAAAATTATGAAGATGTTAATTATACATCTTATAATGATGATACGGAATTCAATTATTATAAATTTATTTTTGATAATCATATTGAAGAAAGTTTAAATATTAAAGATATAAATAAAAATTCAATTTATCACGATTTAGCAATGTCAAATAATATTAAATTAATTGAAAATTTAATTAATGAAGATAAATTTGATTTAGAAATTAAAAATAATAATGATGAAACACCTTTGGATTTGTGTGAAAATTATGAAATTTATAAAATTTTATCAAAGAAAAAATTCAAAGAATTAGAAAAAAAAATAGTTAAATTAGAAATAATTGAAAAATCAAGAAATAATATTTGTAATACATCATTTGAAGATATTAAATTTTTTTGTGTTATTTATACACCACTGTTTTTAATAATTTATTTCTTCAAAAATTTTTTATAAATAATATAACAAATTAAAAAAAATATTATTAAATTTATTATTGTATTTTTATCAGATAAATTGATGGTTTGAAATTCTTCATTATGATATGTTTTCATAATTTTACATTTTTGATTATTTAATTCTTTTAATTCTTGGTTTGTTTTCAATCGTATAATTAAATTTTCTAATTCTTTATTAGGTTTATTTGAATATAATCTATTTAAAAAATTATTAAAATCTTGTTGCTGTTCAAAACTATTTTTGTCATAAATATTTCTCAAAAAATTATAATACTCATCTCCAACACGTTTTTTATCATTTTGATTACTTTCATTATTATAGTATTGATTGTTGAAATAACTATTCATATAAATTGCATCATAATTTATTTTTGTATAAAATTATTATTCTATTATAATAATTAATTACATAAATATCCTAAATCTAATTCAATATTTTCTATTTTATCTTCATTAATAATTTCATTTTCTCTTAATTTATCAACTTTAATATTATTTAATTTAATTATTTTTTTTATATTTTTATCTTCTTGAATACTTTTACCTATCATAGTCTTACCATTATAAATTGCAGAACTCATAATACTTAATATTGTATTATATATTCTGTTACATTCTTCTTCTCTTTCATTTAATGTTAAAGAAAAAGCACTTCTTAAATAAAACAAATCAATAGCTTCTTCACTTGTATATCTCCAAATATCATTTTCTAATTTAATTTCTTCTTTATCATTTTTATCAATATTTAATATTTGAATTATACAATTTCTCATTACTTTTCTTAAAATTATTCTTTTATCTCCATCTAACCATTTATTGCCTTCATAATATTTTATTTTATTTCTATTTTTATCTGTTATATATAACAAATGATTTTCTGGTTTTTTTTCATTAACATAATATGTCTTTATAAATTTATCAACTACCAATTCATAAATATTTAAATTACTCTTTAAATATCTTATTCTATCTTCCTTTGATATTTTTATTTTATCATATACATTCTTATTTTCTTTATTCTTCTCCTTTTTAATTATTTTCTTTAACATATTAACTTCTTTATTTATTTTATTATTTTTATTTTTTAATATTTCTATTTCTTTTTTTAATTCATTAATTTTATTATTTTGTTCTTCATTTATATTCTTTTGTTCTTCATTTATATTCTTTTGTTCTTCAACAAAAAATTCAATTTCTTTAACTTTATTATTTAATATTTTAAGTTCTTTATTATTATTTTTCTTTTCTTGTTTAAGTTCATATTCATTATATATTTTACAAGTTTTTAAATGTTTATTTATTTTTGTTGTTTTTGATAATTCTTTATTACAATAATTGCATTTATATTTATCATTATTATTATTATCACAAGGAATTTTTTTATTTTGATGATATATTAAAGATTTTTTATACTTAAATTCTTTACCACATTTATCACAAATAAAAATATTATCCATTAATATATAATATTATATTTTATATATTTTTTAATTTAATATAATTAAAATTTAAACAAAAAAATATTTTTTGTAATTCAACACAAATTTACCAAAAAAGGGGGCTCAAATTTTTTTAAACCCCCTTTTTTGGTAAATTTGATAATTAAAATTTAACTAAAAATTATTTTTTGTAATTCGACACAAATTTACCAAAAAAGGGGGCTCAAATTTTTTTAAACCCCCTTTTTTGGTAAATTTGATAATTAAATTTAAAACTAAAAAATATTTTTTGTAATTTGATAATTAAAATTTAAAAAGAAATAAAATATTTAAAAATCAATAATTATATAAAATAAAATTTTGTTATTGAATAATTTATTTCATTAAAATAAAAAATAATAAAATTATAATTATTAAAAACAATAAATGTTTTTTATTGAAAGTATTACTTGTTGTTTCAAAATTTTCTTTTTCATCTTTACAATCTAAATAACAATTAGCTAAACATTTTAAATCATCACTTTTACATTGTTTAAGACATTCATCTCTACATTCATCATTAATTGAATTATAAATAACGGTTTCACTATCATCATATAATGGAAATAAATAATAGTATGGATCAAAATAAGATAAATTTGTATTAAAATAAGGTCTTCTATAATATGGACTTACTCTTCTTCTATATCTTGATAATCCATGTCTTTTTCTTCTTAATCCACCAAAATTTCTATTACCAACCCTACCTCTATTAAATCTTCTTCCAACATTTCTCATATCACCTCTTCTAACAGGACTTACACTTCTACCAACTCCACCACCACGCATTCCTCCACCTCTTCCTCTAAAATTTTCAACGATGTTAATTTCTTCAAAACATTCTGTGTTAATATCTTTCATATTATAAAAATGTATTATAAAAATTAAAAAAAAGAAATAAAATAATTACAAAATGCATAATCCTGAAAATTATATTTTTGTCTCATAATTGAAATTATACATAATAGATATTGATACTTTATATAATTTTTTGATGAATTTTGTAATATTATAAATAACTTATCAATAGTTAAATTATATTTAACAAAATAATTTAAATAATGTTGTTTAAATTTTTCTGTATCATAAATTATTTTTGATTTTATTAAATATGAGTTTGGCTCGTTGAAATTTGAATAATGATAATATTGAAAATCCGTTATTTTTGTATAATATGTTGAACCACTTATATATAATATATTTGTTGTTAATTTTCCAGTATTTAAATATTTTAAAAAATTATTTATTTTTAATTTAGTAAAAATAACTTTTGTTAAATTTATTTTTATTTTATTTAACAAATAATCTTTTAAATATTTTGTTAAATTACATTTGTTTTCTTTTGTATTTAAGTTATTATTATATTTTGTATTTAAAAAGTTTCTTAATAAAGATACATCAAAGAATCCATCTTGAGAAACATTATAAATTTCACAAAATTCACTAATAATTGGTTCAAAATTATACATACTTAATTTACTTTTTTATTAATAATTAAAAACATAATTTTTCAATTTTTTTATTTGATAATTATTTCAAAATTATTTTTTTTTGTTTCATTCCATTCATCTTGCAATAAAATTACTTTATCTTCATTATTAACATTATTTTCAAATGATAAAATATATTCTGTTTTATCTTTATTGGATTTTTTATTAAATTTAACTTTTGTTTGTAAAATATCAAAAACTTTTTCTTTTAAGTATTCAACACGGTCTTCTAAATTAATTGGGAATTTATATTTAGGATGATTCGCTGGAATAACAAGATATGTTTTTTTATTATCTCCGGTTGAATATTTTTCTAATTGGTATAATGTTTCCATAATTTTTTTACATAATTTTTCTCTATTATAACTTTTAAAATCTTTAATTTTTAATTTTATAGCTATATCATTTAAATATTTTCGTGTTTTAGAATTATGACACACAGAACCTTTAAATGTTTGTATATTAGTTCCTCTTTTTTTATTACCTTGATTTGTTATTTTAGGTCTTAATTTAAAAATATCTTTTAATTTATCTAATGTTTTATTAGTTGTTTCAGGTTCTTTATCAACAATTCCAACAAATGAAAATTCATTTCTATTTTTATAGTAATTATAAACACTTTCCCAATCATATCTTAAATCATGATTGTAATCTTCTTCTTCTAATTCTAATTCTTTTTCAATATTTTCAGGATTTAATTTAAGGAAAGTGTTAAGACTTAATTCAGTGTCAAATTGTATATTTGGATTTTTTCTGTAATAAAGAGGTAATGTTTCTGATTTATCAAAAGGTTGGAATATATAATAACCATCTAAATAAATTAAATATCCTGGTGTATATGTTTTATCATATATAATATCAGTAAAATTATTAAAATCATTTTGCGTTACTGGTATTAATTCATCAAGAGCTTTATAAGTAAAAAAATTATCATATAATTCTTTTTTATCATCATCATAACTGTTTTTAATATATTCAACAATTGTTTCTAATTCATAAATATAATTAATAATAAATAATTCTTTTATTTTATCTTTTGAAGTATTTATTTCTTTTCTTGCCATATTTAATGTAAATGTTGAATAATCTAATTCTTTTTTATTTAATTTTTTATAAATATTTGTTGTTCTATCATAATATTTTAAATTTAATTCTTTCCCATCACATTTATAATTACAAACAGTAAAATCACATAAAGAAGGACAATTATTTAATTCTGTTTTAACATCTTTACGCATATCATTATTTGGTTCTTTACATTTATTGTGTAGTTTTATTTCTTCTTCAAACATATTAGAAGTAAAATTTAAGGGACAATCAATAGCATTTTCTTTCATTGCTCTTTCAATTTTTTTAATTAATAAATATTTAATTTCAGCTTTAAAATACATTTCTTCTTCAATAGACATTTTATTTTTTAATGATGATACATATTTAAAAACTTTAACTTTAGGATACATATTATTAATATTCATTACATTTATATGAGAACACCAACGTATACCTCTACCTACAATTTGTTCTACTTTGCCTAATGTATATGGAGCTTCTATGATTTGGACGCTTCCAACATTTTTTAAACTAAACCCGCTTGTTAAAACAGATGAACCTAGTAATAATTTTATATACTTACCTTCTTTATTTTTAATATTACTATAAACTTTATCTACATAATCAACTTTTATATCTTGTTCTACATTTGAATCATCACTATCTTGTCCAGTTAATTTAAGAAATGTAGCTGGTTTAAAAGTATGAGATGAAGTATTTTTATGATTTTGTTTTTGAATACCACAATAATAACAAATTGTATTATCTTTAATATTATATTTAGTTGGATTTTCGTCATATTCTAAATAACCATTTTCCAATAATATTTCTTGAAAAAGATTAATTCCATAAGAAACCAATCTTGAATATACAAAACCAATAGATGAAATATTTTTATCACTTTTAAATAAATTATTATCAATATCATCTAATATTTTATAAAATTTTTGTGAAAAGTGTTTGATATATTTTTTATTTAGTATTTTTCCGGTAATATTATTTGTTTCATTATTATAATTGATAAATTCTTCTTTTGAATTTTGTTCATTTAAAATTTGTGTTTTAATTAATTTATTAAGTGTGTCATAATTATTTTTCATTTGATTTTTAATTTCTTTTAATCCTTCAGAACCATATGAACCAATAATATTTTTTTTATTTTCATCTAAAATTGGAAAACAAAAATTAGAAATAGCAACTTGTTTAGTATCTAATCCATCACTATTTAATTCCAATTTCTTTATAACTTTATTATAAGTTTCTAATTGTAATTTATTCATTTGACATTGAACTAATTTAGTAAACATTAAACCTTTTGGTTTAATACCATATTCATTTTTTAAAGCAAAAGTTAAAGGGTCCGCTCCTCTTAAATGACTTATATATCCACTTGACATTTTTTTAAAATATTCTATTCCATCTGATTTTAAATTCATTTCATAATTTGTTTTTGAATTAAACATTTTACTTCTTTCTATAGGGTCTTCTTTAGGTCTTAAATAATTTAAAAGTGTTATAATTTCATCAGCATAATTATCCATAGGTGTAGCACTTAATAATAATATTTTAAGATTTACTGAATTATCAATAATAGTTTTTAATGCTTCGGAATTATCACTATCATTAACAAAATTTTGTGCTTCATCAACAATTAATAAAGAATTATCTAAAGAATAAATTCGCTCTCCTTTAAATTCTCTTTCATATGAACCTAAAGATGATTTTTTTGCTTTTGATACAATTTTTCCTTTTTCGTTTATTTGTTTTGTAATAATTTTATCACCTAATATTTTTTTAGTAAAACCTTTATAAGAATGTATTCTATAAAATTCTTGTGATGCTTTTTCTGCTTTTGTCATTTGTTTTTTTAAATCTTCTTCATTCATAAAAATTAAACTTTCATTTTGTTTTAAGTATGTATCACCAGTTCCAGTAATAATATCTTTTTTCCATTTTTGTTTAATAATTGGTCCAGGAACAATAATATGTGCTTTTGTATTATATCTTTGAAATTGNTCTTTAAATTTTTCAGCNGTAGTTATTCCAACAAATGTTTTACCAGTTCCAGTTCCATGATAGACTATTAAACCTTTATATGGTGTATTTGGATTAATAAAATTACTTATTAAATCTTGATGAGGAAGACTACCTGATATATTACATACATTTTTTCTATATTTCATTATATCTTCATCATTTTTCATTTTAGGTCTTTCAGGCATTTTGTGATAATAAAATTCTCTTTTAGTATATATTTTGGATTGTATATCTTCATCATTTACATTTGGATATGTAAAGTCTTGTTCTTTTTTATTTGGTTTAATATTTTCTTCAATTATATCATTCATAATATAATATTTAGTATATAAAAAAAGTTAATTATTAACATTAAAATATGTAAAGAAGTAAAAATATTTTTTTATTAATTTCTAAATAAATAATTAATTATAATTTAATAATATAATTGTTGAATAACTTAAAAATGGTTATTTATAGTTGTGAAAAATTAAATAAAAATAATAATAAAAAAGAAAAAATTGATTTATATATTACAAATAATAATAAAGAAGAAATTATGAAATTAAAAAATAAATTAGGTCAATATTTTACAACTAATATTGAATTACAAAATAAGGTATATGAATTTATATTAAATAAGCCATCTAATATTTTAGAGCCTTCTATAGGTCAAGGCGATTTAGTTGTATTTATTAAAGAAAAAATACCAAAAATAAAATTTGATATGTATGAAATTGATACAGAAATTAAATTATTAAATAAAATAAAAAAAAATAAAGTTATTTATGGTGATTTTATAAAACAGAATATTAAAAAAAAATATAAAACAATAATTGGAAATCCACCTTATATTAAAACGAAAAAAGGAAATTTGTATATTGATTTTATTGAAAAATGTTATAATTTACTTGATGATAATGGAGAATTAATTTTTATTATTCCATCTGATTTTCTTAAATTAACTTGTGCTTCTAAATTATTAAATATAATGTTTTCTAATGGAACATTTACACATATATATCATCCTCATAATGAGAAGATGTTTAAGAATGCTTCAATTGATATTATAATATTTAGATATTGTAAAAATAATTTAATTGAAAAAAAAGTATTATATAATGATAAATTATTATATATTACAAATAGTAATGGATTAATTACATTTCAAGAAGAAAAAAATGATAATTCTGTTCTATTTAAAGATTATTTTGATATATATGTAGGAATGGTTAGTGGAAAAGAAAGTGTTTATAAAAATAATGAATTGGGAAATATTGAAGTATTAAATGGTAATAATAAAATTGATAAATATATTTATATTAAAAAATATCCTTGTGAAAATAATAAAATAAATGAATATTTATTAAATCATAAAGAAGAACTTATTAAAAGAGGAATAAAAAAATTTAATGAAAAAAATTGGTTTGAGTGGGGAGCTCCAAGAAATATTTCTAATATAAAATCCAATATTGATAAGGATTGTATTTATATTTATAATTTAACAAGAAAAACAAATGTATCATTTTTAGGAAAGGTTAATTATTTTGGTGGTGGATTATTAATGCTTAAACCAAAACAAAAATGTAATTTAAATAATATAATATCATATATAAATAGTGATTTATTCAAAAATAATTTTATTTTTTCAGGTAGATTTAAAATAGGACATCGTCAAATATCAAATTCATATATTCCAAATAAATATTTATAGATTTATTGTTCGAATATTTGTCATAAATGTTTCTTTCCAACTTGGTTTAGGTTTTTGTAAGCAATCTATAAATAATTTAATTTGTATATTTATATTTTTATATTCAAAAATTTTATTATCACACCACTTAATTTGAAAAGGTAAATTATTCAAATTTTGTGTTACTGTTCTTAGTCCTTTTAAGCTGTTAATTATTATATCATTTGAATTATTTTTATTTAGAACTAAAAAATAATAATCTTTCTTATTGTTAGTATTATATTCTTTATTTTTTATTTTATTAAAAAGTATATTACTCATTTTACCATTATTATAAGTATTATGACTATGAATATCTAACATTTCATTTGTATAAGAATAAACACACATTGCTAAATTTCCAGTATTATCATTTGTTAAAGTAGTTGTTATTTTTATATTTATTGGTAACCATCCATAAGTATAATCATATGCTAAAATATCATACCAATGTCTTTTTTTAGGTTTTTTTATTTTTTCTTTAAATTCTTTAATAAGTAATTTAATTACTTTATCTTCATCAATACAACTATTTATTCTTCCATCATCATTTTTATTTGAAAAAATAATTTTTTGTGATTTTAAATATTTTTGTATTTTATACATTATTAATGGTAATTTTTTTAATCTAACAATACAACCTCTAAACCATTTTTGTATTTTAATTATTTTTTCTTGATTAATAGATAATAATAAAAATGATTTTGATAATTGTTCTATTTCTAAATCCATTTATTAAATTATTATAATATTTTTATTATGTATTAATATTTCAATTTTTAATTTTTTTCTATTTTAATAATTATATAATTTAATTATAAATGAAAAAATATAAAATAGTTTCATCTAAATCAGGAGGTAATTTCAAAGGGAATGATATGTTTAGTGCTGGTATTAAATATAAAACGGATAAAATAACACATCATGGTTATCAAAGATTTTATGATTATTTTTTATATCCTTATAAACATAAAGAATTTAATTTTTTTGAAATAGGTGTTGATGCGGGTCGTTCATTAAAAATGTGGAATGATTATTTTACAAAAGCAAAAATTTATGGAATGGATATAGACCATGAATACGATCATCCAAAGGGTAAAATATTTAAGGGGGATCAAAGTAAGATTAAAGATTTAGATATAATTATTAATGAAATAAAAGAAAGTGATTTTATTATAGATGATGGTTCTCATGTTCCAGAACATCAATTATTATCTTTTAATCATTTATTTGATAAATTATTAAATAAGGGTGGAACATATATTATAGAGGATATTGAAACATCTTATTGGAAAAAATCTGAATTGTATGGATATAAAATTAATTCAGGATATAATGCAAAAAATAATATTGTTAATATTTTTAAAAATATTGTTGATATTGTTAATAGAGAATTTTTACTTGATAAAGATATTGAAAAAATTAAAAAATTTAAACAAATTAAGTTTGAAAATTTAAAATATATTTCTTTTATAATGTTTGGTCAAAATTGTATTATTATTAAAAAAATGTCTCAAAAAGAATATGATAGGTATGGAGAAAGAAAATATCGTTTTATTGAAAGTTTAGGCAAATAAATTAAATAACCAAATTTTTATTCAGTAATATTTTATAAGATAACAAACATGGAACACATATAATTGGGTATAAATAATTGTTTTAAACATTATTTATTTAAAATTTTTAATATTTCATATAAATTTGTATTTAATATTTACAATATTGATTAAAAAAAATTGAAAAATTTTATTTATTATTAGTAATAAAAATAAGATGGAAAAAAATTACAAATTGACTGAAGAAGATATTGATTTAATTAAAAATGAAATATTTCATAATTATAAATTAAAAATAGAAGAAAAAAATTATGAAAATATAATTATTAATTTTTTAGATAATTTTGAAATGAAATGTTTAGAAGATAAAAATGAGTTATATTGTCCTTTTGGAAATATTAAAACACTTGAAAATAAATATGATTATTCAGGTATTTATGGTTTAGCATTAAGTATTATACAAGCTGATTTATCAAAAAGTTATATTGACATTAAAGATTTTAATTTAAAAGAATATTATGAAATGTTTAAAACCAATTAGTTTTTATATTTAATAATTTTTCTAATTTATTAACATCTTTTTTATAGAATTTAACTAAATCTTTATATATCTTATCATCAATATTTTTATTATAATTACCTATTCTAACTTTTTCACATTCTACATTTATTTGTTTAATATTTAAAAATTTATATATTTTATTATATTCTTTATTCATATCTTCATCAAAATGTTCTAAAATAAATACTAATAAATTTTGTCTTGGAAACCATTTTAAAAATTCTTTTATTTGTTGATAATAAAGTCCCCGTTGTAAATAATGAAAAACAGCTGTATTAAATGTTTTATTTTCATCCAATCTATAATTTAATTCTTCATCTATGGCTTCTTTAAATGATAAATTAGTCCAATTATTATTTTTAACCATTTGCCAAGATGAATAAGCTCTATCAATTGGATTTCTTAAAAATAATATAAATTTGGTAAATGGGTTTAATGATTGTATTAAAGGAAATGTTTGTGATAAATATATTAAATCCGGATTTTTGCATAATGTTATTTTTTTATTATAATTAAAATGTTTTTTAAAAAATTCTAATCCTTTGCTCCAATGAATATCAAAATAATGTATTTCATCTTTATATGAACTTATATCTGGATGTTTTGATAAGTTAAATAATGCTGATGATGTTGATGCTTTTTGAACTCCAAATATAATGCAATCAATACTTCTTTTTTTGTAATTAAAAGGAAAAATTATATTATTAGTTTTTTTAATCATAATGTAATCATTATAAGTTTTATGTTCGTTGTTAAAATGTTTAAACAAAGATATATATTTTTTTGGTATGATAAGAAAACCATTAATAAATATCATATTATATAATAATTTTATATCAATTTCATTTATATTAATAGTTTTATTTAGAATTATAATATTAAAAAATGGTGGATTAAAATATTTACCATCAATAAGTTCATATGGTTTTTTTATAAATTTATATGGTTTTTCTTTTTTAAAAATATCTATATTATCTTCATTATTACAAATTATAATATTTAAAGGTATCATTTATTATAATTATATGCGATAATAAAATTGATTAAATTTTATTGATAATTTAGTTTGTAAAAAAAATAAAATTGAATTATAATGCAATTCAAAAAAAATTTATATTTATGGTTATTTATTTAACAACTTAAACAATAAATTTTTCTAATATATTTATTGTTAATATTAGTTTTAAAAATTAAATAAAAATAATTATAATTAATTATTATATTTCAAAAACATTAAAAAATATAACCCAAATAATATGCAAGAAATAATAATAATAAAATTGCAACACCAATCAATACAATAATTGTAATAGATGAACCTTCATTATTATCTTCAATAATATCTTCATCTTCTAACAAAATATTATTATCTTCATCTTCTAACAAAATATTATTATCTTCATCTTCTAACAAAATATTATTATCTTCATCTTCTAANAAA